TAAATAGTATCTATTTTCTTTAAAAGCCTTATTCGTTTGCCATCTTCTTAGCAAAATTACTTAATTTTTTAATTGCTTTGTCTTCGATTTGTTTCACTCTGACAAAACTTACATTTAATCTCTTCGCAACTTCCCTCAGCGTAAGCGCGCCATGCTTGCTTACTGTCTCGTCAACACAATTTAAATCTTTCTTATAATCTATCCATAGGCGGCAAGACGTATTTTTGCAGGGTGTTCTTTCTTTTCTACATTTTTCTAAGCAGTTCATAGGTCTGGGTGCTCCTCTGCTATAATGTCAAATATGTTCTCCACATCTAAATCTGATAGGCCAAAGTCTCTTTCGTTTTCTTTCCCTTTTTCTATCAGCTTCATACTCTTCTTTCTCTTCGGAATACTTTGTATTTGGTGCTGCTTCTTGTGGTTGTCGAGATACTCCATTATTAGCTCATCTTTTTCTAGATATCCAGATATCATGACACGAAAGAACTGTGACTGATTCATACCGTCGTATCTAAGTCTTATTCTTAGATCGGTCTGCCTCTTTCCTGTATCATAAAACATAAACTTTTTTCGTTCTCTGGGGTCTGGTATTGTTGGGTCTTTCATTTATTCCTCGCCAAGATATGCGTGAAGCTCTCTGCCTGTCCGGCAGGGGTCTGTATAACAAACTCACTCTTAGCATGCAGGTCCTTGAGGTTTTTTACACCAGAGTAAGATAAGCCACTCTTGATTCCGCCTTCAATGTCCCTAAGTATTCCCTCTACTGAACCTTTGTACGTGATCGTTGTTGATATGCCCTCCGGGGTTGAAGACTTTCCTCGCCAATCATTTTGAGCAGCGGAGGACGCCATACCTCTATAGACTTTATATTCTTTGCCATCGGTGTTTTTAAAAACCTCGCCAGGGGACTCTTTTGTTCCCGCCAGCATAGATCCTATCATAACAAAATCTGCGCCGGCTGCGTATGCTTTCACCATGTCTCCTGTTGTTTTTATTCCTCCATCGGCAATTATCTTGACATCATGCTCTGTTTGAGCGCAGTCTAAGATGCTTGCGAACGTCGGTACGCCATGGCCAGAGACCAGTCTGGTTGAACAGATCGATCCTCCACCGATGCCAACTCTAACGCTATCTGCGCCCCAAGAGGCCAGGGCATCGAGCGCTTCGCGGGTGGCGACATTACCCGCCATAATATGTACACTGGATCCAAACTTATCTTTAAGAGACTTCAAGCAACTCTCCATCATTACATGATGCCCATGGGCGACGTCGACACACAATATAGTGCACCCAAACTCAACTGCGGTTGCTGCTCTCTCCATATAATCACCGTTCATTCCAATCGCGACAGCGGCAGGAACATCTGCCTCTGCAAAGAGACGAACTTGCCCCGTTGGATCATTATACCTGTGGATTATGCCTAAGCCGCCAGCTTTGTGCATAGCGCGAGCCATTGTTGCCTCAGTAACAGTATCCATTGGGCTGGAAATCACTGGTAGGCTAAACTTGTGGTTGTCGTCTAATTGTGAACTGATGTCGGCGTCTTGGCGACTGCTCAGGTTACTAAACTTGGGCACCAACAAAACGTCATCAAATGATAGTGCTTTCTTCATCATGTTATCTCCTTCTGATAGTTGTTTATTAATCTCTCTATGTACCATTTAGCTTTTTTTAGATCTTCAAGAGGGTTGCCTTTTAGCTTGTGCCTAGATACATATTTGACTATATTGCCTGTGGTAAAATCCATTTCCCAGGAATCAATAAAATCTATAACCTCTATTCCTTTATTGTAGTGGTCTGGATGGTCAACTTTCTCCATCTTAAAACCCTGGGACCGGGCACTCATTTAATGGATGAGTTTTATGATTATCTAGCGTCTCCTCTTCTTGGGCCGCGGCCGTCCGGAGTTCGTTGGCGACCGAGTGCACTTCTTCGCTAAATCTGCTTGTCTTGCTGTTGGTCGAACCTAGGGCTCCTTCGCCTCGGCCGGAGATCGTAATTGGTACATTGTCATATAAAGTTCCTTCGACATTCTCCGTCACCCTGAATGGTACT